ATTCGGGAAATAGAGGCTTTCATCGACCCGCACGGTCAGCACATCCGGCGCGGTGATAACGGCATGGCGATCGACGTTTCGAAAATGCTCGGTCCCTGGCACTTGGCCAACGATGGCAACATGCGGGCGTGACGTGCGGTAGAGGTGCAAGAACAGCGACAACCCGACACCGGCAAGGATGCCCGATTCCACGCCCATCACCAGCGTCACCAGAATGGTTGCAAGCATCGCGGCGCCATCGGTGCGGCTATAGGCCAGCGTGCGGCGAATGGCCCCCAGATCAACCAGCGTCAGCACAGCGAGAATGATTGTCGCGGCCAAAGTGGCCTTGGGCAGGAAAAACAGCAAAGGCGTCAGGAAAACCGTGGCCAGCGCCATGCCGATGGCGGTAAACGCACCCGCCGCAGGGGTTTGCGCACCCGCATCAAAATTCACGACCGAGCGTGAAAACCCGCCTGTGACCGGAAACCCGCCCGAGACCGCCGAGCCGATATTGCAGGCGCCAAGCGCCACCAGCTCTTGATCCGGGTCGATGCGTTGGCGGCGTTTGGCGGCCAAGGTTTGCGCCACCGAGATGGTTTCGACATAACCCACAATCGCGATCAGCAGTGCCGGCATTGCGATTTGCGACCACAGATCAAGCGCAAAGGGCGGCAGGGTAGGGACGGGCATACCTTGGGGCACGGTGCCCACCACCGCAACGCCGCGGGCATCAAGGCCAAAGACAAAGGTGACAAGCGTGGTCACGGCAACGGCGGCCACTGGCGCGGCGCGGGTCAGCACGGTGGCAAGGTTCGGGCCGATGTTGCGCGCCAGAAGCCAGCCCTTTAAATGCTTGCGCGACCAGAACAGAAAACCCACGGCGCTCGCACCAAGAACGGTAGTGAAGATATTGATATTATGCAGGTTTTCTAAAATCTGCATCACAAGCGCGGTCAGGGTTTCGCCTTTGGCTTTGATGCCCAAAAGATGCGGAATCTGACCTGCCGCGATGATTAGCCCCGAGGCCGTGATAAAGCCCGAAATCACAGGGTGGCTCAGGAAATTCGCGATAAAGCCCAGCCGCAACAGCCCCATAGCCAGCAGCATCAGCCCCGACAAAAAAGCCAAGGCGATGGCAGCCGCGTAGTATTCTGGCGTGCCGATGGCCGCCAGTTTGCCGACAGCGGCGGCCGTCATCAAAGACGCCACAGCGACCGGACCTACAGCCAAGCTGCGCGAGGTGCCAAAGACCGCATAGATGACCAAGGGCAAGATCGAAGCATAAAGACCGACCTGTGCAGGCAGGCCCGCCAACAGCGCATAGGCCAAGGATTGCGGGATCAGCATGATCGTTACGATAACCGCCGCAACAGCGTCACTGGCCAGCGTGTCGCGGGAATAGCTGCGCGACCAAGATAGAATCGGGAAATAGCGGCGCACGTCGGCTCCTGCGAACGAGAAAGGTTTGCGCCTGTTTATAGGTTTACATACACATTGCAAGAATTGAATGTATTAAAAACAACGATTCAGGGCAGGGCCGTCACAGCTTGATGTCGTAGGTTGCCCATTTGGTTTTCTCGGCCAGCCGGTCATAGACAGCGCGCGCGCGGTAATTATCATCGGCGGTGATCCAACGTATCACTGTCCAGCCGTGTTGCGTGCCATGGTCGCGGATGGCCGAAATCAACGCATCGGCCACGTTCTGGCCGCGCGCATCGGGTGCGACGAAAAGATCATCCAGAAAACCGCCGGTTGAGGCCGAAAGCGGCCGTGCAAACGGCCGGAAATGCGCAAGACCCAGCAGCGCGCCGGAATTGTCTTGCGCCACCAAGCCATGCACCTGCATCGCCGGATCCATCAGCCAGGACCAAACGGTGTCGCGCATGGCTGCGGTTTGATCGACTTTGTAAAACGCGGCATAGCCTTGATACAGCGTATCCCAAGCAAATCTGTCGTTTTCGGTGGGCGGTCGTATTGTCAGGGACATAAAGCACCAATGATGGGATTATAGGCCGACTAAATCCCAGTCTGCAGGGCAAATCAAGGGATTTGCCATCTCAATATATTACATAATATTGATTATAGGATATCCAGATATGCCACAAACGGGGTCAAACAGCTTGCCCCGCCGCCCAGCCAGATGACCAAGCCCATTGAAAATTATACCCGCCCAGCCAACCGGTTACATCGACAACTTCACCGATGAAATACAGCCCCGGCACGGATTTTGCCTCAAGCGTTCGGGCATCAAGCGCGTCGGTATCGACGCCGCCCAACGTTACCTCGGCGGTGCGATAGCCTTCGGTACCCACGGGCCGCATTTGCCAATCATGCACCAGCTGCGCCACCTGGTCGAGCTTGGCATTCGACTGATCGGCAAGATTGCCGGTCATGCCGCTGCTGGCCTCGATATGGCGCGCCAGCCGTTCGGGCAATATCTGCGTCAAAGCGGTGCGCAACGCGATCCTGCCCGCCTGCCCGCGCATCTCGCGCAGATGGGCGGCGGCATCGGTCTGGCCCGAAAGATTTACGGAAATGAGGTCACCCTCGCGCCAATAGGATGAGATTTGCAGCACAGCCGGCCCTGACAGCCCACGGTGCGTGAACAAAAGCGCCTCGTCAAAGCGGGTTTTGCCGGTGCTGACTGAACCGGTAACGGCCACACCCGCAAGCGGTTTCAGCGGCTCCAGCTCTTGTTCGGCAAAGGTCAGCGGCACCAAGCCCGGGCGCGTATCAATCAAGGCCAAGCCGAATTGCTCGGCGATCTTATAGCCAAAGCTGCTGGCGCCCATTTTGGGAATAGACTTGCCCCCGCAGGCAATCACCAGTTTCTGGGCCGTAACTGCCCCGCGTGACGTGGCAAGGTGAAACCCGGTGCCTGCCTTGGCAATATCAGATATTTCGGTTTTTAGCCAAAGCTTTACGCCTGTATCTTCAAGGTCTTTGCCAAGCATGGCGATGATCTGCTTGGCCGAACCATCGCAAAACAACTGCCCCAAGGTCTTTTCATGCCAGGCGATCCCTGCGGCATCGACCCGTGCAATAAAATCCCATTGGGTAAAACGCTTTAACGCAGAAAGCGCAAACCGCGGATTTTGCGAAAGATAGCGATCGGCGCTGATTCCGAGATTCGTGAAATTGCAGCGGCCACCGCCAGAAATGCGAATCTTTTCGCCAACAGCCGCTCCGGCCTCGATCAACAGCACCGTTTTGCCGCGCCGCGCAGCTTCGGCCGCGCAAAACATGCCAGCCGCCCCTGCCCCGATTATTGCTACATCTACCTGCATAGCCTTGCTGATAAGGCCAGAACCGGTGGCCTGCAACGCCCCATTGCGAGGTCGAAAATTTTGTTGTGATTTTTTCGTCAAAAGCCCCTTGCAGCCCACGGCAGGCTTCGCTAAACACCGCTTCAGTTGGGGCGTGGCCAAGTGGTAAGGCGTCGGTTTTTGGTACCGTGTACCGTAGGTTCGAATCCTACCGCCCCAGCCAATCTATTTTTATTAATAGATTCAATACCTTACCAAATAGATCTCTGGCCCGTGTGTTACAATCATGTGTGTGTAACACAGCAAAATTTTCCCCAATTAGATCGCTCTAATGAATAAAGGGCGAAGCCGAAGCCCCGCCCTTGCCTCTGAACTGTAAGAAGACAGCCCAAGCACCGCGCAGGGGAGAAGTCCCGCCGTGCTATTGTCGGAGTTGATGGGCATCGCCCGCGCACTTACCGACTTATCGCAGCATATTCGGACGCCCGAAATGTCCAAGGCACGCCAACCTTACAATTACCAATAGTGCGGATTTGCGAATCTGTAGGGTGGAATGGAAGAAAAACAGGCACTTTTGAGGGTGCCTGCTTTCAGTGATTGCGCTTGGCAACGCTAAGCAGCTTCTGCCGCAACCAGAGGCAACCGCTCGATATGGATCCTATCAGGACGAATACCCGAAATATTCACAACAACTTCACTTTCGCCGCGATCGGTGAAGTATGCCAAGATTTCATCTTTGCTCACCTCCATAGAAGCGACGAATGCGCCATCAGCCTCCGAGGAAACTGAAAAGCGGTGCGCAAACCATTCCGCCGTTGTGCGTTCCACCGTCCAAGAGTATCCGATTTCATTTCCACAAATACTGTATCCGCGATACACGGTCAGGTGCTCGGGAAGCGCATCAAAGGATTCGCGGTCAACTTCATCCATGACATTGAAGATTTCCTTACGCACGTTTCGCCAAATTTTTTGCCACAACTTTGAACGACCTGGATCGTTCGAGGTATACCCTGCATCGGTCCAGACATAATTTACAGCGGAAAGCAGCGGTTTTGCACCATAACAACTTATTAAATCGGCGAGATATTGGGGGCGGTAAGGCCGTTCAACTACGAACAGCGCTGATTGCCAGTCTGCATCTTTGCAGAATTGGTTGAATACCATCTCTTTGTGCGCAATAGCGTCGATAATAACTGCGCATTCGGCTGCATTCGGTATGACATGCACAAAGCAAAATGGATGATTGAACATCACGCCATAGTGTCCGACCTGTAAGTATCTGTGAAGGTTGCGTGGCAAATGTGTTTTCAGTTCTTTTAGCCAGTCCGAAGCGCTTGCAATCATTTCGTCACCTTTCCATGCAATTCTGCAATTAACAGTTCCGCGACAGCGCTAGCGGATAAGCTCCCCTTTTGTGTCGATGCTTCACGCCAGATTCCGTTTATCTTGCTGTATGCGTAGACCATCGCAACCTCGAGGTTGTTCTGATCACCGCGCAATTCATAGCTGCCTCGAGCAAGGTCGCCGCAATCAAGCAGCGGGTCGAATGTTTCAATAAGCTTCATTTTTTCTCCGGTGTTGCGCCATGGCACGTTTCTGGTTTTGCCCAATACTGATTCGCACCGGGCAAACCTACTAATAAACACGTTTTTTCAGCCTGTCGTCCGGCAAACTAGCGGCAAACTTTGCGGGTATAGTTATTTACTTTCAGTCATTTAGCTCGATGTGTTTGCAAGAAATTTCAGAACGCTAGTATTTTGGGTCGAGTTTGCAAACTTCGTGAATGAGGTTTTGGCTGTAAATGGCGCCCTACCCTTGCCCCTCAAAATCACACCGGCAGACCTCGGGCAGCACGTCCACGCCGCCAAGCACTTCGGCAATGGTGCTGCGCCAATCACCGGAAAGGGCAGCCTCGCGTAGATCGTTCAAAAGTTGGGAATAGGCATCGTCATTGATGAAGTGTGGCATTTGGCTTTCCTGCTTTGTTGTGCGCCCCGAATCTAGGCAGGCAGGAATCTTGCGTCAATACGATAAATAATTGTTTTTAAATGTTTTTTGTCAAGTAAGTGCTTACTTTTTGGGTCCAGCGGAAACCTCCGCACAACCCTCTGACCCTTTCAAAAGATGCCATAAGTCGGGCTTTCGCGCATTGCCGCTTCCTCTTCGCTCGCCTGCGCTTTAGCCGCCCTCTTGGCGTATCGCTCTTGCAAGTAGATAATCAACGCCGCCTGAATAGCATCCTCGGGAACGCCCTTGTTTCGCCGCCGTTCTATCCACGCTTTTTCCGCAGCCGCGTCGGACTTTGCTTGGCGCTCGGCAGGCGTCAAGTTCGCATAACGGCCCTTCTGGCGTTCTGCGTCTCGCTTCTTTGCTAATTCTTTATGTTCCGCCTTGCTGGTGGCAGGAATTTTCTCATAGGACCGAACGGGGCCACCGATCTTATGCGCGTATTCTCCCCGCTGTTTCTTCTTCTGCTGCTCATATTCAACTGGGTCGCGCTCTTCCTTCCAACGCCGTGCGTTTCGAGTTGCTCTTTCGGCTTCGTTTCTTGCCTTTGTATCGTCAAGAAACCTTTGGATTATAGCGCGGCGCGCTTGTCTTTCGTCACTGTTTGACATATATTATCTCTGCAATATCAGACTGATTGTTAGGGCTAGACGTTACAGCGTCTGGCCCTTTTCTTATCCAGCGGTGCGTTCGATTTGATCAGCCAAATCCGCAGCAACACCGAAGGCCAGAGGGTATTCTTTGCCAGTGGTTGGTGATACCAGCTTCACCCCCTTTGCCATCCGCTTCACTTTGATGCCGGACAGCGCAGCCAGTCCTTCGATCAGCTTTTTCTTACGTTCAACATCAGCGGGCGTAAATTTGCCCCCTACATCGCGCAAGGCATCTGCCAAAGATGAAACTTCACCGGTGGAAACGTCACCCTCAAAACCCGGCATGGTAATCATCAAGCCGGATTTGGATTTTGAGATTGCCACATGGGGCAAATCAGCCGGGATTACACCAGCCGCCACCTTTGCCCGGATATGATCGGTGATCACGTCCACCACAGATTTCCCTTCGGCTTCTGCAATCATTTGCAGTTGTGCGCCGCGTTCGTCGGGTAGTTTGAGATTGAAAGCCATTTTGCGTCCTATTGGTTGGTTCTGGGATCAATATAGGCACTGGTGCCTAAGTATTCAAGGTCAGTTTCAGCGTTTTCTTTTGCACGTTACGCAGAATCCAAACCGCGATGTATTTGCGCGACTTTCTGCGCGGAGCCGCAACCTGAACCGAGGGTAGCAGGAGAAATATGGCCGAAGATAGAAACGTTTCTCCGAATTTCTTGCTTGTTATGTAATGTTATAAAAAAGGAATATATAAACAACATGCAAGAAATTCGGAGAAACGTTTTTCTTAGCCCTCTTCCTCGGCTGTAAGAACCTTCTCTCGGAACAACACTAACCCTTCCTCGGCTGTTCGCGGGCTGCGCCCGCTCATAGCCTTCGGCGCACCAAAACTCGCCGTGCCGGTCCATGCCCGCACCAGCACGCCCGTAGAGATTCACAGGGGGGCCATACAGCCGCATCCCTCCCTTTTCCGGTCCAGCCCTGCCCCGGATTAAGATGACTCTGTATGGCGCTCCTATGGAGTCTTAGCGCAACATCCCGCCCGGACGCATTTGCCGGATCATTTCTTCTTGAACGATCCCTCGAAACATCCGCTCGGATTGCTCGGCCATCTGGCGGGCCAAATCTCCGTTCTGTTCCGGCGTTCCGCCATTGGCGTTCACCGTGATCGGGGCGCTAATGGTCACGCTGGGCGCGGATACGCTGCCAGACTCACCAGAACGCGCACTGGTAGCCTTTGCGACCTTTCCGGCATCACCGACTAGGCCACCATCTGCATAGCCCTTGCGGGCGCTCTGGTGGAGCCTGTCAAGGTTCCCTGCCCCGAGGCGCTGCACTGTCTCTTTGCTGAACACATATTCACCGCGATGCACCACGCCTGCCGGTTCGTATTTGCCACCATCTCCGGTATAGCCACCCGAGGCAAAACCAAGCAGGCCACCGACAAAACCAGAGGCACCAGACAGCGGCCCTTCAAACAGATCCATTAGCGCCTTTTGGAACTGCATCTTGGCGATCTCCAAAAGCAGGGCAGCCACCGCTTCCTCGGCAGATTTCGCGCCGGTCAATACGCTGGTGAACACATCGCTTAGCGCTTCGGCCCCTTTCTTTCCGCGTTCCTCCACCGCTTGCAGATCATCAGCGGCCTTTTTCGCTGCGTTGCCCGCGTTAAGATGCGCCCGCGCCAGCCGATCTATATCTGCGGTCAGTTCCGGCGTGATCTGCTTGCCGTCGCGTTGCGCTGCCATAAGCAGTTCGGCACGGGTGCGAGCAAACTCGATTGCATCGGCATAGCCCTTTCCGGCTTGGGTGGCAGCGATCAAGGCCACCGCTTCGGCGTTAAGTGCAGCCTGTTTACGGTTCAAACCTTCCACCACGCGGTCAAATTCCGATTGGCCACGGCCAGCACCACCACCAGACCGCTTTGACGGTTCCGGCAAACCAAAATCAGGATCATTCGGCGCAGCTTTGGGGCGCGGTGAACTGGTCGGCGCAAGCTGGCTTGGTGGTAGCAAATCACCATCCGGCGAAAGCGGGGTGCCGGTATCCATCATCGCAAGGCGGCTGACCTCTTTCCGCGCAGCAGCGGCGACAGCAGGCAGCAGCTTGATCCAGGCCAACAGGCTGGATACCTGGCCAATCACACCGGCCAGCCGCGCCCGATCCAGATCACCCATGGCGGCAAGGCTGTTCTCGGCTTCGGTTACGACCTCACGCAGCTTGGCGGCGTATTCCTCGCCCGTGATCGTGCCTTCACCAAAAGCACGGGCGGCGTCACCAATACGGGCGGCAAGGTCAGTCAGGGTGGATGCGCCAGCCGCATTGCCAACGCTGTTCAGCATGTTTGACGCATCCGACAGAGCCGGAACAAGCTGAAGGGCTTCATCGGCTAGGGCAGCATATTCGACTTTGAGGTTTTCCACCTGCGCCAAGGCATCTTGCCGAACCTCGGGCAGTTTCCCCAAGGAATCCGCCATATCGTTGCCGATCAAGCGCCCGATTAGCTTCGGGTCAAATTCCAGCTTGGCGCGTTCCCGTTCCACCAACCCAAAGAATAAAGCCGCCTCAACAACACCGGTGCGCCACATGCTTTGCATCCGGCTGGTGACTTCTTCAAACTTGGCATCAAGTTCCGCAGCTTTGCGCACTGCGCCTTCATCCAACACCAACCCAAGGTCACGGGCGCGGGCGATCTGGTTGCGGATACCGGTTTCGCCCCGGTCCAGAAGTTCCACAAAGCGTTCACCGGCAGAACCGCCAAAGATTTCATCTGCAATTCTGATCTGTGCCGCTTTGTCCAGCCCTTCCATCCGCTTGATGATTTGCAGCATCAGTTCAGAGGGGTCTTTCAGGCTTTTCTTCAAATCAGCAGCCTTGATCCCGAGGCGTTGGAAGGCTTCGGCTGCACTGCCCTTGCCGGTGATCACAAATTCATCGGCCCGCAAGTTCAACTCTTTGAAACCATCGGTCAGGGCGTCAATTCCAATGCGGTTTTGTTCCGCGACATAGCGCCATTCTTGAAACGCCTCTACCTGCATCCCGGCGCGTTTGGCTTCATCGCCAATCTCGGCAATGCCCTTCACAGTTTGGCGCAAGTTGCTGGCGATACCGACAACACCGATACCAACAGCGGCCCCGGCCAAGCCTGCCAGCTTCGGCATGGCAAGCGTTTTGAATGCCCCGCCAATCCGGCTGCCCATGCCCTCATAGGTTTGCGCGATCTTGTCGGCGCTGCGCTTTGCCTGCGCTTCCATTTGGCGGGACGCCTTGGCCTGAATGGCATTGGCGCGGGCAAAATCACGCTGGAACTGTTTGTGTTGCGCTTCCAGCTTGACGATCAAGCCCATCATATCAACGGTCATACTCTTTACTCCTAAAACATCATAAACCCGGTCACGGCCGGATCGTCATAGCGGGATTTGGTGTTGTGGGCGGTCACGGCGCGGCTAACGGCCATGGCAGAGGAAACAGCGGCATCAATCCGGCTGTAGCTGTTAACCTTGTGCATTCGGACCAAGCCCGAAGACGGGTTGCGCGATGTCACCACGTTCTCAAAATGGTGGCGCAACACCGGGTCGCCATTGTGCCGGATCAGCCGTCCGGTCACGATCCGTTCCAAATCACCAGCGGCAACGCCCATAATCAGCGGGCGTTGTGGAAACGCAAATACCGGCAGGCCGTCATCAAGCAAGTGCTGCATCGTCACGCGGGCAAGGTGCGGGTCAAAGGCCACTTCCTGCACGTCATAGGTGGCGCAGAGGTCACGGATATGCTGTTCCACCATAGCATTATCAATGATTGATCCGGTGCAAACCTGTATCAATCCGTCATCACGCCACCGCTCATAGGGCGCACGGTCACGTTCACCACGCGCCCGCAAATCCTCACCCGGCACGAATACCTTGCTGCGTAGCGTGATTTGCCCATCATCATGCCGGAACGCGATGGAAACAGCCGTGAGGTCGCCAGATACCGACATATCCACACCGACATAGGCCGGTAACTGTTCAAGGTCGGTTTCATCATCATCCAAGGTGCGGGCGTCATAGGCTGCCAGATCAAACAGCGGATCACGGCTGTTTGCCTGCCAGATATTCAGGTTGAATTGCTTGAAGCTGGCAAGTTCAGCCGGGTTGCCTTCGGCCTCTTTCGCCAGCGCCCGCAAACCGGACATTGACGGGAAGCCAAATTGCAGGCCGGGGTTCACCTTTTGCCATACCGCTTCATCCTGCCAGTCGTCATCCGGTTCAGCCATAAACAGCACCGGCAGGAACTCGGGGTTGGTGATCTCGCCTTTTGCCACCCGCAACGCATAGTTGAACTGATCCGCAGCCAAGCCTTCGGCCCCGCGTCCGGCTGTTGTGGCGATCACCATCAGCGTATCATCGGTTTTGGCCTGCCCGCTCTTGATTGCTTCCCAAAGATCACGGCCCCGCCATGCGTGAATCTCATCAATCAAGGTGAAACTAGGGGTCAGGCCATGCGCGGCCCCGCCATCAGAGGCAAGCGCGGTCAAAGTTGAACCGTTTTTGCCGAAAGTGATCTGCTTTTTTGAGTTGAAAGCGTCACGGATCGTCACGGCCTTTTCCAGCCGCCTATCCTGCCGGATGATATTCGCGGCCTCTTTGAAGCCGATAGACGCCTGTTCACGGTCGCAAGCCGCAAAAACCACCTGACCGGCGGCACGGGATTCCGGCCCAAAGAGGTGCAAAAGCGCAAGTGCGGCGGCAAGGCTGGTCTTACGGTTCCCGCGTGGCAGCAACAGCATCACGGTTTTGACGATCCTTCTGCCGTTGGAATTGCGCGGCCCATAGATGCGCCTGACAATCCGTTCTTGCCATGGGTAAAGCTGGAACGCCCTGCCTGGTTCAGTGCTGTTCGGGTGCCTAAGGCGGCGCAAGAACGTAACGGCCCGTTCACCGAAGCCCATAGGGTCAGGAATGGCTGAACCGTCATCAATCCATGCCGGATAGGCGCTGGCAGTCATCACGCCACCGCCAAGGGGTTGTCATTGTCGTCATCATCCGATGCACCCGAGGCGATGCGGGACCGGCTGACAGGATCAAGCCCGAGGGTTGCAGCGATCTGGCGGGCGGTTTGTGCAGCACGGTTCTGGACGCCAAAAAGTTTAACGTCGATCACGCCACCCGACAGTTGACGTTCTACTTCAACTTGCTGCACCAAGCCATTCATAATGCAGTAAGTTTCGACTTGTGCCAGATCAGCTTTGCAGATGATCCGACGCCCGATCAGCAAAGGCAAAACCCGTTTCCACTCTGCCACGGCGTAGGTGCTAAAATACGCTGGTGCCTTTGGTGCTTTGGTCAGGGGGTCGTGATCTGGATTTATCCGAGGCTTCACCCCACGAAAGTGCTTTGAACTCAAAGTGCTACAGCCCTTAATTCAAGTCCCTTCATACGTCCGATCTCTGCAATCGCGACGATATTCCAGACCTTCCCGCCCTGCGCGATCCGGTCAGATACAGCGATACCGGGCAGCCAACGGATCAAGAACACCGCATTATTACTGACGCCTTCGCCGTAGCTAGTCAGAAACTCGGAAACGCCAGCTTGCCGGATTTCTGCCTTGCCGGTTGCGTAGGTCGCCCACACCTGCCTTGCGGCCCCGCTTGGGCTAATCGTTTCCGCCATACGTTGCAGTTCAATCGCGTGTTGTAACTTACCAGCCTGCATAAATCCGCCCTCTCCCTAAGAACCGCCCGCAAGGAAACTGCGCCATGGGCGAAAGGTCCGTGGCGCTACCGTTGATCATTTTGCGAAGTGCTTTGCACTCCAAAGCGATACGAACAGCCAGTTCAGAAAGTCTGGTTTGAAGTATCATCGTGGTTCCTCACAGAAGTTTGTTGTCAAAAATAAGGGTCAGGTCCACGCCGCCATCTGAAAAAATGGTCAACGGTGCGAATAGGTTGTTGTCCGAACCAAGAACCAGAGCGTTGTTTTCATCCGCACTGATCAGGTCTTCGAGGCTGCCAAGCGATCCGTTCAAGGGAGGAACAAAAATGCCACTATCAGTTCCAACGTTTACGCTGTTGTTGGGATAGGATACATCTGCCCGCCACCGAAGAACCGCCCGCAAGGAAACTGCGCCGTGGGCGAAAGACCGGGCTGGATCAGGGTCGGGCATCCAAGCCAATTGCGGGCAGTCCCATTCATCAATGGTGAATCCCTGCCCCGCCGGTGCATCCATCAAGGCGGCAAGCACCGCGCCTGCAATAGCCTGCGCAACTTCGGAACCATCTTGCAGCACCCAAATATGCAGTATGGCCCGAACCTCTGCCACGATCTGACCACCCGAGGCACGGCCAAGCAATTCGACGCGGGCTGGTGTCAAGACGATTGCAGGCATGTTCTCTGCCCGAATGGAACCAGAGCGGATATTTTCAGGCGCGACATATTCAGTCACGGCGGCGTTCCCGATCAGCGCCGTCCGAAGTGCCGTTTGCAAAGCAAGGCTTGGCTCGATCATTGTTGCGCCACCTTTTTCACTTCGGCACGGATCACCCGGCGCAATCGGTTCCGAATACGGTTCTTATTCAACCGCCATGCTGGCAACAAAAACGGCTTGGCTGGCATCTTGCCGCTCGGGCTGCCGTCTTGGTGGAACCGTTCACCCGTGCCAAACTCTACCAAATGCCCATGGCGGGCCTCTGGATCACCTGCGGTAACGAACGCCTGCCCTTCCTCTGCCGTGCGGCTGCCACCCTCCGAGGAATAGGCAGGCGTGGTTTCGCCGGGGCCGGTGGCATCAATAGACGCAATCAATGCACCAGATCGGCGGGAAGTCTCTGCCAGCGCCTTTGCATCGGTCGCGATCTCATGGGCTGATTTGGTTAATGCAGGGCGCAGCGCTTCAAGAACAGCTTGCGGAATAGCCGCCAAACGCTTTGCCAGCGCCTCGGAACCTGTCACCATTTTAGTCATTATGCGGCCTCCGGTTCAGGCCGGTAGCCAGTGACGCGCTCTTTCAAGGGGGAAAGCAGTTCGGTTACGCCAAAGGGAAGCTGATAGGCGCTGGTAAAGGCCACCGCTTCCCGCGCTTCATACTGGTGCGCCACCAAAAGAAGTGCTGCCTGCACCATCAAAGCGCTTGCCGGATCGTATAGCTGGCCGGTGTAGGCTTGCACCCACGCCACCGCCACGTTCCCGTAGTGTGTTAGAAGATCAGCGTCACGATCATCATCAAGATTCAAATGCGCCCGAACAAGGGCGATAGGCAGGGACATACTCGATACTCACAAAACCATTACTGGCCTACGGTATCATATTACCTCACCGTGGAAAAGTTATATTATAACAATCTTGCGCGACGGACCACACGCCGGTTCCCTTTATGGGGTGGAAGTTGAGGGACACCCCGCCCCATGAGCGTTGTAACCTTACTTGTCGGAATCTTAACCAGTCAGCGCACACGCCCTTGAAACGGTCTGGACCGGTCCAAGTCTACGGGTGTCGATTTCTGAAAGTTTCGCAAGCATTGCTTCGGCTACCGCCTTGACTACGGGCACAGGCACCGCGTTCCCAAACTGTTTGTATGCCGCTGAACGTGTCGGGTGCGGCATAAAGGTATCTGGGAACCCTTGCAAACGTGCGCATTCTCTGGGCGTCAGCAATCTTGGGTTTTTTCCTTCTTGAGGAATAAGGCACTCCTTACCGTCCTTGTAATACCTCGCCACAATCGTCTTAGACGGTTTGTCAAGATCGGCAGTGTGTGCTGTAAACCCCGTTCCTCTCGCCAGATTGGCGGCTGTCCTGCGCTGGTGGCCTGCCCATCCGCGATCTGACAATGTGAACTTTTCGTCAACATCACGTTCTAGCGCACCACGCAGCGGCAAAGGATCACCAGATAAATCAGGGAATGTCATTTCCTCGCCCATATCAGCATCTCGAAACGCTACCATGAAGCAACGCATACGGCGCTGGGGCACAAGCGTTTCGGAGTTCAGGATACGCCATGAAAGGCTATAGCCTAGGTCGCTGATCACTCGTTTCAATATGCCAAACGTCTTCCCCCCATCATGCCGGACAATGTTGCTAACATTCTCTAATAGCAGTGCTTTGGGTTGTTTGATCTTCACGATACGGGCGATGTCATAAAATAATGTGCCTTGCGTCTCGTCTAGCAAGCCGTGCGACTGCCCCAGAGAGTTACGCGCCGATACACCAGCGAGACTAAAGGGCTGGCACGGGAAACCAGCGGCAAGAATGTCATGCTCAGGAATTTGCGTTTTAATCACATTGTCAGGACGATCTGGCGCGGTGATTGCACGAATGTCACCGTTGGGGTTCATGCCGTGGTTTTGTTTGTATGTCGCACGCGCTTTTTCGTCGATTTCGGACGCGAAAACACACTCCC